GGTGATCTCTTCTCTGATATTTTGCTTGTTGCTCATCACTTTGTTCTCCGTTGTTTTGTTTTGTTGTTGTTTTTATTTATGATCCATTGTGTGAACTATTAAAAACATAAGGGTCACGAGTAGCAGCGAGATGGTTACGCAACCGTAGCCAATCGCAACCGCGACCCAGCTTCCATCCGTGACGATAAACATCACGCCAGTGCCAGCCATCACGAATACCATAGTCGCAGCAAAGAGTGCTCCTAGTGTCCATCGTACCCATTTAAAAATTTGTCTAACCATTGTTTGTTCTCCGTTGTTTGTTTCGGCTTGCTGTTGCCTCATCAGTACGCCAGCGTCAGACGTATACAAAGGACACTTTTATCGTGTCCCGCTTCGAGTATCGCTTTACGCCTCGCCGCCTCTTGGCGGGTCTTTGGGTGCGTCGGGCTTAACCGAAGGGCTGACTTTCAATCTAGGTTTTTAAACCGTCCCTGCTTGGCCCATATTATAAGCCACAGTGAACAACTAATAACAAGCATAATATGTAAAATAAATCACTTGACAAATGAGATTTATAGTTAAGTCGTTGTTTCATATGGTTTTATTTTTTTAAATTTTTTTATTAACAGGCTTGCATTTCGTCCAATGTCGCGCCGATTCTTTGAGTGTAGGCCGTCATTTTTTCTACTGCCTCCTCCCATGTATCGGCACCATCCGCGAAGCATCCAGTGTCAACAAATCCATCCTCAAAGCTCCAGACACACATTGCGTTACTGTCTGATCTCCACTTGCCGAAACAGCTAACAGATTGTCCGTTTCTTGTGATCGTTCTTTTTGTGTTTGCCATGCTTAGTTCCTCTCTTACTACGTGGCCTTTAAACCGTTCTTTTTGTTCCTGCTCTCTTTTGATCCTGCGATCTCTAATTTTTACAGCGTCACTAATCAAGCTTTCATACCAAGGATTTATTACTTCCCCAGACATATGAAGTTTGATTGCAGTGTCTTGAGTGAATGGTCTGTTGTCTTTTGTATTGATCATTTTCAGATCCTCTTTTTGTTGCGTTCACCTACTTAAACGACAGCACTCAAAAGTTATTACAAACTAATTAAAAAAAATTGTGTGCTGTTATTTGTGGGAGTGAAAAAAGATCTAAGACCGGCAGAATAGATAACGTCTTTCATGGATCAAAAAGAGATGCCGAAAAAGAAAAGAGAACTAACACCCAAGATGATGTCATTTGCTAGGCACGTAGCCGCCGGGAATACATACGCTGAAGCATACAGGCAAGCTTACGACAGTAAGGGTAAGGCAGAGACAGCACAACAGGAAGGATCTAGGCTAATGGGAGACCCACAGGTAGCCGCAAGGGTACAGGTGCTGATTAAGGCGCGAGAGGATGCTTTGATACGCTCTAGTGTGAGCGATAAGGAACGAGTCACGAGTAAGCTAAGAGCATGGTTAGAAACAAATGTAGATCCAACAACAGGACAGGAACCCTCACCGGCTCAGTTACAGGCAGCTAACCTACTTGGAAAAACAATAGCGTTATTTACTGACAAGCTAGAAACGAGCGAACAAAAATCAACCGATCAGATCAGCGCAGAAATAGAACAACGAATAGCAAACTTACTAGAAGACGATCAGAAAGAACTTCACTAAATCCATTGCAGCTAAGATTAGTTGTTAGCTGTGCGCCTATAGTTATGTGTTAGTTGCAGCTAAACAAATCTGTTGGGGGTGCTCCTAAGTAAAACTGTTAGGAAGAATGATAGTAGACAAGATGACCCCCACCCCCCTGTACGTGCGCGGCGTACATATATACATATACATAGTAAAACGCTCAAAAAATCACTATTTTTTCTAACTAACCACCTAACAACCCACAACCCACCCCTTTTTTTCTAGGTAAATGCCCTAGGAATCCTACCCCCAAAAAAAATTTCTAAAAAAATTTGACATACTTTGTCAAGACCATCAGTATGGTAAAATCACTAAAGTTGACTAGAGAACATTCTCATTGAGAACACTCCAGTTGATGACTTTCTAGATGCCCTTTAGATGACGGGCATCTGGTGATTATCCTAAGCTAGAACGTTCTATACTAGGAGTGTTCTATGAGATCTTATGAGTCTTTCAGATAAAATAGATCCTGATCTTTTAAAGAGTCTTCCATCTCTCCCGTTGGAGGAGCAAAGAGAGATCCTTGATCTGCTGGAGCAATATGAATCAGCGGAGAAGCGTGAGAAGTCTATTGAGACTTTCATGGGATTTGTTAAATCTGTGTGGCCCGCTTTTATAGAGGGTAGGCACCATAAGATCATGGCTAATGCGTTTCAGCGTGTAGCCGATGGTGAGTTGAAGCGGCTAATCATAAATATGCCACCGAGACATACCAAATCTGAGTTTGCATCCTTTCTGCTACCTTCTTGGTTCTTGGGTAAATACCCGGAGAAGAAGATTATCCAGACAGCCCACACTGCCGAGTTGTCGGTTGGCTTTGGTAGGAAAGTTCGTAACCTCGTAGATAGTGGTGATTTCAAGAATATATTTCCATCCGTGGCTTTACGATCTGATTCAAAAGCTGCCGGACGCTGGAGTACTAATCAGGGCGGTGAATACTTCGCTATAGGCGTGGGGGGAGCTGTTACTGGTAAAGGTGCTGACTTGCTGATCATTGATGATCCGCATTCCGAACAGGAAGGTCAGAGTGCCGATCCATCCGTCTTTGATAGAGTTTACGAATGGTATACTTCTGGGCCTCGTCAACGGCTTCAGCCGGGAGGGGCGATCATCGTGGTAATGACTCGATGGCACAAACGTGATTTGACTGGACAGATCATAAAATCATCCGTTCAACGGTCTGGCACCGATGAATGGGAGGTGATTGAATTTCCAGCCATCATGCCGTCAGGTAAGTCTTTATGGCCTGAGTTCTGGCCTTTGGATGAACTTGAATCGTTGAGAAACGAACTACCAGCTCCCAAATGGAACGCCCAGTACCAGCAGAACCCTACGTCAGAAGAGGGTGCGCTGGTGAAAAGGGAGTGGTGGAAGGAGTGGGAACAAGACACGCCACCCCCTTGTGAGTTCGTTATACAGTCTTGGGATACGGCGTTTTTAAAAACACAACGCTCAGACTATTCCGCTTGCACCACATGGGGGGTGTTTTATATACCCGATGATGATGGAGTCACGCAAGCAAATATTATTCTTTTGGATGCGCTCAAGGAAAGATTAGAGTTTCCAGAGCTGAAAAGAAAAGCACAGGAATACTATGATTACTGGCTTCCAGACGCTTGCATAGTTGAAGCGAAGGCTGCTGGCACACCCCTGATATTTGAGCTTAGAGCTATGGGGATACCTGTCGCGGAATACACCCCGTCAAGGGGAAATGACAAAATAGCTAGGGTTAACGCAGTTGCGGATCTATTTGCATCTGGTACTGTGTGGAAACCAAACACAAGATTTGCAGAAGAAGTGGTAGAGGAGTTCGCGGCTTTTCCGGCAGGAGAGCACGATGACCTTGTGGACTCCTCCACCCAAGCCTTGTTGAGATTTCGGCAAGGTGGTTTTTTAAGGTTGAAAAGTGATGAAGAGGAAGAGCCTTTCTATCCAAAGAAGGCCAGCTATTACTAATGGCATATTTGCAAAGTAACATCCCGTATTTCAAATGCTGGGTAAGAAAAGAATACACACATAACCACACCAAATATCATGGTGAGTTTCTTCATGCGATGGCAATAGCTGTCACAACAATGCCTTGTCGCAGTTTAAGCTTTCAGGTGATCTTCACCGGCGCAGAAACTTATGATGATGAAAACGAGCCTAATGTTCATGGCGGTGCTATGTGGGCAAGAATGCCGATCACTGGGTTAGTGGGCGATACATCGTTTGATGAATGGCCTACACCTATGCCTACATGGGCTGCACAGCCTTGGGATTGTAGCTCTAGGGATCACAGTGTTTATGTTCTTGATCGGGCAACGCCGACACCTTGGCTTGCAAAGATAGATGGTGAGTTCTATCCGGCGAAATATTATTTCACCGTGGACTACACCGACAATGAAATAGCGGATGATCCTGCTCAACACAAGCAGTCTCATGTGCTGGAATTGCTGGATGCCGGTCAATGGACTGGCAATATCGTGGCACTCCCCAACAACAGGGTGAGAGTCACTCACCCAGCGTGGTTTGAAACAGGGGAGGGTGCGCCTGACTTCAGGCCATCTCAACACATCCATTACAGTAAGTCAGACCTTGATTACACATTAGATGTCAATCAGGTGTTTGATAATCTATATGCAGGAGACTCTGATGAGGAAGAAGACTAAGGGATACGCCAAAGGCAAGAAGACCAAGATGGGGATGGCTGGTGGCAGGAAGACGAAAATGGGTATGGCCGGTGGTAGAAAAACCAAGATGGGCATGGCCGGAGGTCGCAAGACTAAGATGGGAATGGCCGGTGGTCGTAGAACCAAAATGGGTATGGCTGGAGGCAAGAGTGCCAAAAAACTACCTATGGTTGAAAAAGATGGAGAAATGGTTCCGTTTTTTCTTGCTGATAACGAGGGAAAGATGGCTGCTGGTAGAATGGTTCCTAAGACTAAGGGCTATTTTAAGGGCGGCAGGACTATGAAGTCCAAGATGTCTACCAAAGGTGGTAAGCGCGGCGGCAGAGGCTAAACATGGCTAAAGGAGCAGACGCTACAAAAAAGAAGAGTGGCAAAAAGAAGGACAACAGACCCAGTTTTGCAAGGCTAAAAGATCCTAAGCAGGATGAAGAGCTTAGAAAAATAATCGAGTCCGGCAGAACAGCAGATGTTGATGGCGTTAAAGTTCGCATGGCGAGGCCGTCAGATAACATTCCCGGCACCTTTGGTATGACCAGAGAAAGCATCATGGCAGAGCAAAGAGAGCTGCGTAGAAGAAGAAAAGAAATTGAAGATGCCAAAAAAATGAGCGCAGGAGGAAAGGCCACAATAGCTAGGGGTTCTGGTGCAGCTAGACCACAAATGTTTAGAAAGAACGGCTAAATGGCTATAGATCGCCCTCTCGCAACTCCAGTTCCTGTCGCCCCTATGGGTGATGAGATGGAGGGCGCGATAGAAATAGAGATCGTGAATCCTGAGTCAGTCTCTGTTGAGGCTGGCGGCGAAACTCTTATGGAGTTTGATGAGGATGGCTTAGAGGGGATTATCCCTCATGATGCCAACCTTGCAGAATACATAGAGGATAGGGATCTCGATATTCTGTCTTCAGAGCTAATCGGATATTTCAGATCAGATAAAGAGAGCCGATCAGACTGGGAGCGATCTTACATAGAGGGATTGGATCTTCTTGGCCTGAAGCATGAAGAGAGATCTATGCCGTGGGATGGTGCTTGTGGTGTATTCCATCCGCTACTCACAGAGTCTGTTATACGATTCCAATCTCAAGCGATACAAGAGATTTTTCCTGCATCCGGCCCAGTTAAAACTTCTGTGGTCGGAAAGATTGATGATGAAAAGCAAAAGCAAGCAAACAGGGTTCAGGATTATCTGAATTACTTGCTGACTGAAAAGATGACCGAATACAGATCGGAGACAGAAAGGATGCTTTTCTCTCTCCCCCTTGCTGGTTCTGCGTTTAGAAAGGTGTATTACGATCCCAACATGGGACGGCCTTGCAGTATGTTTGTGCCAGCAGAGGATTTTGTGGTGAGTTACGGGGCTTCTGATCTGGAAACCTGTGAACGTGCCACGCATATCATGAAGAAGTCTCCTAATGATGTCAGGAAGCTTCAGGTATCGGGGTTCTATCTTGACGTAGACTTATCCACAGCTTCATCTGCTGGATCGGATGATCGCGTAAAAGACAAGTATGACGAGCTGACTGGCGATAGCAGCAGCTACGAAACAGATAGCCGATACACGATTTTAGAAATGATGGTGGATTTAGACCTTCCGGGGTTTGAAGATACCTTCAGGGGTGAAGAAACCGGCATACAACTGCCCTACATAGTCAGTATAGAGCTGTCATCTAGGTCTATTCTGGCGATCAGACGCAACTATTACGAGGATGATCCTCAAAAGATGAAGCGTCAGCACTATGTTCACTACCAGTATATGCCCGGATTAGGGTTTTACGGCTTTGGTTTGATCCACATGATCGGTGGATTGGCTAAATCGGCCACCTCACTGCTCCGACAACTGGTGGATTCTGGCACTTTGGCTAACTTGCCGGGTGGTTTGAAGGCTAGAGGGCTAAGAATTAAGGGTGATGACACCCCAATCATGCCCGGAGAGTTCAGGGACGTAGATGTTCCGGGTGGAACCATACGAGATAACATCAGTTTCTTGCCATACAAAGAGCCTAGCAGCGTTTTATATCAGTTGATGGGCGATATTGTGGAAGAAGGACGGCGTTTTGCCTCTGCTGCTGACGTAAAAGTGGCAGATATGAACGCAGAAGCTCCTGTTGGCACTACACTAGCCATCCTAGAGCGGTCTATGAAGGTTATGAGCGCGGTTCAGGCGCGATTACACGCTTCTATGAGGGCAGAATTACGGCTTTTATCCAATATCGTGAAGGATTTTGGCCCAGAAGCCTATCCATACGAGGAAGAAGGCCAAGAATTGACTCAACAGGACTTTGATAGCCGTGTTGATGTCATTCCTGTAAGCGATCCTAACGCCGGAACGATGGCTCAACGCATTATGCAGTACCAAGCGGCCCTACAACTGGCTGCACAAGCCCCTGAAATGTACGATATGCCGTTATTGCACCGTCAGATGCTTGAAATACTGAATATTCGTGATGCAGATAGGATTGTTCCGCTAGAAGATGAGATACCGCCGACTGATCCAGTGTCTGAGAACATGGAGATCATGAATGGCAAGCCGGTAAGGGCTTATATCTACCAAGATCACGATGCACACATCAAAGTGCATATGTCTTTTGTTCAAGATCCTACGATTCTGGAGATCATGAGCAAGAGTCCGAATGCTCAGAAGGCATTCAACGCTATGGCGGCTCACATACAGGAGCACCTAGCATTTAAGTACAGATTAGAGATCGAGAAAGAGCTGGGTGTACAGTTACCACCACCCGGAGAGCCTCTACCAGAAGATATAGAGCTTCGTATATCAAGATTGGTCGCTGTAGCAGCAGAGCAGTTGCTAGGCAAGAATCAGCAAATGCAGCAAGCTAAGATGGCGCAGCAGCAAATGCAAGATCCTGTAATTCAGATGCAACAAAGAGAGTTACAAATCAAAGAGTTAGAGGCTCAAACTAAAGCACAAGCTGAAATGGCTAAGATTAATCT